TGTCGGTTACTGAGGTTTTTCCCGCCAGGTGTAGTGGCGGTGCCCACTGACTAGCTCACCGATGGTCAGGTGTAGGGGCAGGACGTACGTGTTGTTACCGATTAGTGGCGGCCTTTGTGACGATGAGGCTTAGCTGCATAGCCCCCTATTGGGGGTGATACACAGGGTTCGTCCTTAAATACAACTGCTGGCGGCTTACATGGCGGCGTCTGGCGGTCTTGGTAGAGACTTAAAATACTCCGGCCTGGGTGCACGTGATGGCACCGACCCCAGGTTTATTATCCATCGTGGCGACCAAGAGCTCTTTCTTAATACGATCGAGTGATCTGGCACACAAACGGCTCAGGATTGCGGCTTCGGTACGATCTTCTTGAGTGAGAAGTGCGATGAGCGTTCACCTACTTTTAAATGGTGACTTGCTCCTGATGTGAGGGGGACATTTATGCAGATGAGCCCAATCAGGTGTGGGGGTGTGGAGTGAGTGGACCCACCCCCGAGACATGCACTTACTAAGACGAAGTCACAGAAAGCCCGCGCGAGGGCTATGTCGCGATCTGTACCACGCACCATGATTGCAGGTAGTGGTACTTATAGTATGCAGAGTATCAAGAGTGCCCTTAAGCCTATTGTGAGAGAGGCTATGGCGAATGGTGGAGCAGCCTTAGGTGGCCTTTCGGGGCTACCTGGTGGATCTGTGTTTGGTAGGGAGTTGGCCAAAGCCTTGAGTGCCCGTATTATCGGGTCTGGCGACTATCAGACCAACATATCAGTTAATGAGCTTATTAAGCCGCCCGGTGGGGTAGCGTCCGCTTCTTTTGGGGAGGATGCCACCACCATCCGGTTGCGGCGGCGTGAGTTTCTTGCTGATGTCCTTGCCCCATCTACGCCTGGAACATTCACCAACTATTCGTACCCCATTAACGCTGGGATACGAGCGACGTTCCCATTCCTCTCTCAACTTGCGGCCAACTACGAGGAGTATTGTTTCGATGGATTAGTTTTTGAGTTTATCTCATCAGCTTCTCCTTACGTAACAGCTTCTTCGTTAGGCACTGTTATAGCGTCCATGGCCTATAATGCCTCTTCACCGCCGTTCTCCAACAAGTACACAATGGAGAATAGTGCTGCAGCCATTTCAACCCGTATTGATAAGAACTTGATGTACGGAGTGGAGTGTGCTAAGGGCTCTAATCCCCAGAATTGTTATTATGTTCGGAACGGTGCTTCAACCTTGCCTTTGACGACAACGGACTTGGGTAACTTTCAGCTTGCCGTGGCTCCTGCCACAACTGTGCCTGCTAATGCGGTGCTGGGTGAGTTGTGGGTTACTTATGATGTTATTCTTCATCGGCCTGTGTTGAGTAATGATAGGTTTGGCTACTTCCATAATGTTCGCACTGGGGTCAACAACACAACTGTGTTGGGTACTTCCTCTCTGTCCGGGCCTTACAATCGTGGGGCCATGAACATGAAGGTTACGACTGGTGTTAACACTAGTTTGACTTTTGCGGACGCGGTTGTGGGAGACTTATACCAGGTTGATGTGTATTGGATATCCACGGCTAACCTTGCCACGGCTCCGGTCGTGCCGGGGTTTAACGCAGCTACATCATCTGGTTGTGCGGTCGTTAATACTTACGTTGGTACTCCTGCTGGTGTACTCACCTTGGACAGCCAGAGCTTTGCTGTTGGTGGTTATACAACCACTGGCACTTATGTTGCTGGAGTCAGGTCGGTGTATATCAGTTTCACGGTGCAGGCTACGGCTACTAGTGGAGTTATCGACTTCGCTTCAGCCAGTTATAACCTGCCCTCTGGTTCCGTTTGGTGCGAGATTCGCGCCACTATGATCGGTAATCGTTTGAACGCTGATGACATTTAATTATGTTGCGGTTACTGGTTTATATTAGTTAGGTTAGCTCTACATTTCACCAGGATGAGTCGCGTGGATCATAAAACACAAAAATAATGGGTACTACGGTGCCCCACGGGTGGTTAGTTTTAGGTTTTGCGGATATGTTGGGGCAATGTCAGAACGGCAGCGGAGGTCTCGCGGGGCACGAATCCCCACCCTTTTGCTGTAGCGGCTGATAACCCCGGGCATAATTCGTACCGGGTTCGACGATACACCCCGCCTCAATCTCCTGCCCCCCAGGAGATTGGGGCATTCTTCGAACCATGGTCTGGCAAGACGATATGCTAGGTGCACAACAAGGGACAGGAAACCCTCGTGTTACTGAAGACTTACCTGGTTCCCACGCTCGGGCGAATCTTGGAGTGAATGAGTTAATCTACGATCGGGTGGATTTTGGAGTGAGGGAGTTCATCATAGACTGGGAGTTCAGCCCCTCCCAGTACTATTCAACATGGATTTTCGAGTCCGAGTTAGTGGTGGAATTGCACCGGCGGCGAAGCCGACAGGCTTGTCTGCGGCGGGTGCATCAGCGGTTCCGCCTCTATATCCGGCCCGAGCTGGTGCATAGTGCATCGGTATATATGATGAGGCGGTTCATTGTGAGCCGTGATAGTGCGTCGTCACCGCGAGACTCGCAGTTGGCTTGCTCGCATGGCAGCATCCCGCAGACAGATGATGTGGTTGGGTTAGTCCAGTCGCATGAGTATTACGGGAAGCTTAGCCACAAGAGCAGTAGGGGTGTGGATTTGGGCGGTGGCGGGGGTCGTGGGGTGAGGCCATATCAGCGGGCGTCACAAGGGTTGGCTGATAATTGTGAGACGGCTGCGGTGGAGACCCCTGCTCCAGACCTTTTTGTGGTAGTGCGTGAGGGCGTACCCTTTGCGTTTGGACCACAAGGGTTTATGGTGCTGGAGCATGGGTCTGCCATGTATGTGACAGTCATGGGGTCAGCTTATGGGCCTGTGCTATCACAATACGGGCGTGGAGTGAGCAGTGAGTTGGGTGTTGTAGTTGCTGAGACCCAGCCCATTGTTTCACGTGAAGGTGAGGGTATTCTGGTTGATGCAGAAGGGTTGATGTGCACGAGTTTCATACGTGAGGGGTTTGTGATCCCTGGGTATGTGAACTATGGTGGTGTGTACAAGCATGGAGGTGACGCTATCCTCCCCATGTGGGGTCGAAAGGCGAGGTTTCCATTCGAGCGCTTGAGTGGTGGCGAGGAGAATTGGGTGTATACACCTGGTTTGCGCCAGTTGTTCAAGAAGTTTGGCGCTTGTGATGATTCGGAGGGCGTTATGCGTTCTGCGATGAACGAGTTGGAGGTTCGATACCCCAGCTTGCCCACAGAGATGAAGAGGGCTATGATCATGGTCCTCCGATCTAGGGCACAAGACCATTCTGCTTTGCTCAAGAGTGGTAAGCTGCGTGCTACACCGCCAACCATTTTGTCGCAAGCCTATGTGGAAGGTTTGCGTCAGAGTGGTGTGTGCGTCAAGTATGGGCTGTACAAGCTGGAGTACTCTGAGTGCCCGTTGCGGCCGGAAACAGACCCCCTGTATAGGAGGGATTTGTTTGACGTCCGGAGCATTGTCGGGGGTAGCTTCGAGGATGGGCAGCTGGTGTGGGATGTGCAGGAGGCGTCCGTTAAGGATGTGCTTGTTGGGTGCACTTTCCAGGGTTTGAAGGGCTTCACCTATTACAGGGAGAGCCCAAATAACCAAGCTGCTGCTATGGTGCGACTGTTCAAGTGTCGGGGTGGTACGCGGGATGAAGACCGCGTGTTTTCGGCCTTGCAGAACACCTTCATCTTTGATCGCTACCAGCCCAATCTTGATTGGTTTAGTCAGCTCGGACGCTTCACAATTGAGTACACCCATGATGGGGTGTCTCCGGCCAATCTGGGGGTGCGTCAGTTTGAGAGGATCAGCATGCATATGGTTGATCAGACATGTGGTATGACTCATGGTCGGCGGGTGTTTGAGCGTTGTGATGACGAGCGACATCCCGCCATTGCTGAGTGGTTCGTACCCTTGTTTGCGGAGTATTGCAAGGCCTCCTCTTTTCTGGTGTACCTCATGTGGTGCTTTTGGATTTTTGCTGGGCAGGTGGCGTCAGTGGTTAGCCGATGCACTGGGTATGTTTCAGGGTTTGTGCTCACGGGTTTGGAGATGTCAATGCTGGCTTTTGTCAGCTTGGTTGACCTGGTGTTGTTCCGTGTGTTGCATTCCGCCCTGAACCATGCCAAGAGGCGCATTCGACAAGCTATTGGACGACTTAGGTACGGGCAGCTCCGTCCTGTGGCGCGGGGGTTCATGAGATCGTTCATGTCGGCCGCGGTCAAGGATGAAGCTGCTAAGCCTGGCAAGCCACCACGGATGTACTTTAATCTAGGACTTATGTCATCTATGTTGGGGGCGCCATGGGTTGATCTCGCTAAGAAGAAGTTGTGGGGGGAGCGTGTTGTGTTTTTCGCAGGGTTTAAGCTGCGTGTGCAGTTTGTGGGGGAGAATTCCTACACAGCCGTATCGGAGCTTTTTAATACTCTGTGGGAGTCGCACACTTCTGGTTTGCGAGAGGTATTCGCCACTGTGATGAGTGACGATGTTGGTGTGTCGACCCCTGACGGGTTCTATTTACTGGATATTTCTATGTGTGATGCGTCCCTGGGACCCGCCATTTTTTGGCTTGTCGTAGTTTTCCTGCGTGCGGCGTGGGTCCCAGAGCTGGTCATTAAGGGTATGATGGACCAGGTGTCGCGGGCTGTGCAAGTTGTGAATCCATGCGCGAAGTTGTGTGTGTTGGTGTTTCAGTTCCTGACTTATTATTTGGTGTCAGGGACTGTGCTGACCACACTGACGGATACTATAGCATCCCTCATGGTTGTTTCAGCTTTTATGGCTGGGTATGCCGTGGGTTTGAGGGAGCCATCCCAGTTTTACGGTTATTTTCGAGCTGTTGGGCTCGTCGTGACAGCAGAGCGGTATAGTGATTTTCATCATTTTTGCATGCTGAAGCGGCGGCCAGTGCGGCTCGTTGGCCAGGACAGATGGGGGGCGCCCCTGGCAATAGGGTGCTTGTTGAAGCGCTTTGGGTGCATTGACGTTAAAGGCAAGGGCCTAGCCCAGCTGGTTCCCAAGAGTTGTGAGACGCTTGAGTCTCAGGTGAGAGCTTTCTTGGGAGCCGTGGTTGAGTCATGGAAGAGCGAGCCATCCCACTTGTTGTTGGACGTTTTCAGGGAGCGGTTTCCACATGTTGGAGCCCGTCTGAGATCGGAGGATGATGAGTGGGTGGACGAGCGCTTTGCTGATGTGCAGTGCTGTGACCGCGTCTCGGTGGACAGCTTGCTCGAGTGTTACGGGGCCTCCAGAGCTGAGTATGATGAGGCAGTCGTGCACGCGAATGAGCTGGTCGTCGGGTCACTTAGTTTTACCAGTTTTATGAGCAAGGTGATGGAGAAGGATTATGGTCTGTAGTTAGTTCTAGGTTCTCATATATATATAAAAAAAAGTCCTTGGTTAGGCATGACGGTCATGGTTGTGCCTAATTTAGGATCAAAAACAAACCCCCATATCCCCTGACTTCTTCGGAAGTTGATATTCGTATCAAGAACTTGGTTTCCACCAGGTCGCCTCGGG